AACTTCACCACCTGTTGAAATTCCGCGCCACCTTACAAAATATTCAGCGTTTGCAACAACACCGCCGCTAACCGCATAAAGTTGATCACTTGGAATTCCCATCGGCAACCATTCCGCATCATCTGGAACAGTCACACCATCAGGTTTCAATTGATATTGAAATTCATATGACCAATCATCACGCGACGCAGCATCAAATGAAACCCTTATTGTGCTGTTTACAAATTCAACAACAATTCCGGTTGGTAAGGTTGGAAGGTAATAAACCAAGCTGTCAACAGTGATCGGCTTTGATCTTTCTTCACCTGTTAAAAAAGCCCAACGGTTTTCATCAATAGGGACGCAACCGAAACCAACAAAAGCACCTGAAGCATCAACTTCAGTTGGCGTTACAATTTCATGATCACCCGCAAATTCATTGTCATAAAGCAAATCAAAAATTCTTTCTTGCCGCGCCCGCAAGCCGCGCAAACCTACGGTTGGTAAAAGCTTATAAGGCGATTGTGAACGGTGTGAAATTGATTTTGCAAGTTGCATTGCTTGCCGATGATTTTGAATTGATAGTGCATCAACAACCAAATATTTAGGTGTTTCACCTTCAACAAAATAGAACGGGTTCACATATGGTGCGCAAGGTTGCGCGGTGTAATTTGCATCAGGATCAATATAACGAACAATAACACCTTGTGTTAAACTTTCACCGTTTTGCGCTTCAACACTTTCCATCGCAACAATGTCACGATTGCGAACAAGTTTCAAACTTGGCGCATAGTAATAACCAACGCGCGGCCAACATTTACCATCATCATCAAAAACAAGTTGCGCATCACATGACATTAGAATTTGCTGTTCACCGTTTGTGCGTTCGGTGCTTTCTGGAATTGAAATATCACATTGCCAAAATGGCGCAATTCCACCATCAATGTCAGTTCTTGTTGCACCGCAAATGCTCGCTTGTTCTGCAACTTTATCCCAATTGATTTTTGAAGCCGCTTTATTGCGACCATATCGGTTTGTTCTGAACCATGCCCAAAGAAGAACAGGATTTCTTGAAAACTCATAAGTTGCGCGATTACCTAAAGTGTGTGAAACTTCACGCGGATCATAAACATTTGACCAATTACCAACAATTGAAAAACTTGGTTCACCAATACCAATTGCACCGCGCCAACGGAATATTTTATAACGATTTTCAGATGATATTGGTGAAATTTTAATTGCTGAATAAGTTGTTCCAACAAGTTTATGATCATCCGTCCAAACACCCGAAAACGCCGCTTTGAATTCTGTAAGCGCGGGCGGTGTTGGATTAGCTTCAGTATGTGTTGTTGTAAATATTTGAAATTTACCAACATCATCTAAAAGAAAGTTTTCAGACGTAACAACACCGTTAACATCAACTTCAATAACTTCATCATCAAAATACAAAGCAACGGTTTCAGTTAAAATACTATCAGCATGAACAATCACATACCAAAAATTTCCATCAGCATCAAATTCAGCAAAAATAACGCCGCCACCTTGCCGATTTTGACCCGCTGTCATCCATCGTTCGGGTTCAGGTAATCGGACATTCACTTTCGCGGCTTCAATTGACGGTGCTTGCGGCTTGCGAATGAAAAGGCTTGTGACAAGCTGTAAGCCCACCCCCAGGATCAAAGCACCGAACGGGCTGGAAAAGAACGCCACAATGCCAGACCAGCCACCCACGGCCACCAGGGCAGCGGAAACGGTTGCCGTGATGCTTGCCGCCGCCGCCGCTAAAAATGCTCCTACTGGTGGCATGGTGTGACCTTCCAAGCGTGAATAATATTTAAGAACTTCACGCCGATTTCTATAACACCGCGTTCGGTTCTGAAAGCAATTCTTTCACCAGTGCAAAGACCGGTGATCGGTTCATTTATTTCAACAAGAACAATATCACCTTCAACCGGTTCTTCAGTTGAACACAAACCGGTTGAATTGATCAGATTGATTTCACCACCCCAATTTGCAACATGATTTTTCGCACCGGTTTCATTATCATATGTTCCGCGAAAAATTGCACCGAAATCTTCATAACCGCAATCAACAAGGTAATTTGCAAGTGAAAGTAAACAGTCATCAGAACCCCAAGTGAATTGCGATTGACGCCATTTTTTCAAAGTTTTTGAAACAAGATCATTCATGGGATTTGATACGTTCTATTTGCTAACGCTGCAACAAATGAACAACCAAGATCGGTTTCAACACCTAATTGCCGCGCCCGTTCTTGTTGAACAGCGTTTGAATAAGTTCCGTTTGGAATTTCAGAACGTCCAAAATTTCCATCTTTGCAGACAACAGAACATTGATAATTTTTAACACTTGCACCATTTACAAATTCAAGCTTTTCCGAAAACTTTGAATTCATCATTGTAAATTCACGAAAGAAAACAATTGGTGTTTGCGGGCGCAACCCTTCATTAATTCCGAAAATTGCAAGATAACAAGTGACGTTGCGACCAAAAACACGGCTTTGTTCATTTCTAATATCTTGATAAACAGCAGACGCCGCCGCACCTGGTGTATCAATCAAATTCAAACCCATTTCATAACGTGCTGATGAACCATCGCGCCCATCGGTTATTGCCGGTGTTTTGTGATGATCTGAACCATTGGCGTCAATTGTTCCTAACCATTCGTTACCATCGGACGTGAAAAGTTTACCCTTTCCTTGCCAAACGCGAACAGGGTGATCAAGAAAATCGTAAAACCAGCACCGCCGCACAATCGCCCGAACATCGGTAAATTCATCATCACCGCCAATGTATTCATCAAGAACATCATAAAAATCAGGCATTAGATTATTACCTCATTGAACACAATCCGGTTCAACTGAATTCCGCCAATGTTTCCGGCATCATATGAATTACGAATTTCAGCGCCGTTTGCAATTGCACCAGTAAAATAAGGTTTTAACCAAACAATTGAACCATCAGAAACAGCGTTTCGCAATGGCGGTGAAACAACAATATTGGCGCGGGTTCCAACATACGAAACATCATCAATAATGTAAGAATAATTTCCAATACCGATAACATGACCGTGTTTTAAAATTTCACCAAATGAACCCATTGAAACGGAAAGTTCAACAGCACCTTCAAGCGCCGTTCCAGAAACAGAAACATTTGCACCATCGTTTGCCCAAGGTTGATTATTATCCCAAGGAAAATCATTGTCCCAAGAAAGATTATTTGAAACTATGTTGTAATTACTTTCACCAATGAAAGATGCAAGTTGTGGTGTTTTAGTCAACTGAATTTTGAAAATCGCACCATTGATTTTTGACATTAACCAGGATGAAAAAGGTGAATTCCATTCGTTCACTTGATACGCAAGACGCATTTCAAGAACAGATCGCCCGCCTGGTTCCGGTGACATTATCCGCGCGCCGCCTGAAGTCAAACCACCGTCAAAATATGAACCAGGGACGTGAAACAATTGGCTTTCAATTTTCAGTGTTGGAAAATTCCAAATCTTGTGATTGATGGTCATTACATGGTTCCGTTCTGTTCATAATCGGTCAACCAACCAACCATTGATTTGCGAACATCTTCCTTGGTGTTTTCACCTTGCGCCCTGATATTTGCAAGAACTTTTTCTTCAGAAACAGCGCCTTCAATTTTATAGGTGTTTTCAACTTTCACCGAATTGTTCACATTTGCCGATTTCGCCGCGCCGCCGAACATCTGAACACCAAGTGAACCGTTCGCACCGCGCTCTAGCGGCATGATCGCTTCAGGACCGGCTTCACCCATAACGCCAAGCGCCGCACCCTTTGCAAACGTGAACGGTGTTGCGGTGTTCACAATGCTGTTTGTGAAACTTCCACCGTTCGCAAACGGTGTAACACCGGAATTTCCGAAAGCATTTCCGGTTGCGTTCGGCAACGCATCGCCGCCGCCAAAACTTCCACCGCCTGAAAATCCAAGAAAACCAAGCAACGGTTTGACAACCAAAGCTTGAAATGCAATGCGCAACAAGTCTTTAATGATTGATTTTGCAAGATCGCCAAAACTTGCTTCTCCTTCAACCGCAAGATTAATGAATTCATCACCAAGATTTGACAAAGTATTTTCAGCCAAATCTTTCATTTGCG